TCAGAGTTCCTGATTGGTCAGCGTGGTGGCGAGATTACACTATGGGCATCCGGCACTGGCTCAGGCAAGTCTACCATTCTCCGTGAGCTTATGATGCACCATCTCACAGAGGGTCGCAGCGTAGGTTGTATCATGCTTGAAGAGTCTCCGCAGGAGACAATGGATGACATGATTAGCTTGCTGTTGAACAAGCCTGTTCGTGCTATCCGTGCTTGTCGCATGATGAATGAGTTGCGTATGGCTATGGGCAAGAAGCCAATCAATATGGCAATACTTGATGACTTGACTGATGAGGAGTACGCTGCTGCAAAGAATCAGCTTTGCCAGACTAACTTCTACATCTACGATCATCTTGGTAATAATGCCATGCAGAATCTTCTTGCTCGTATGGAGTTCATGGCTGTGTCTCTTGGAGTTCAGGTCATTGTCCTAGATCATATCACGGCAGCAGCCGCTGGTCTTATGGGCATGGCAGACAAGGATGTTGAGGGTGGTGGTTCAGAGCGAATCATTATCGACACTCTTATGAAGGAACTGCGAGCTTTGGCTGTGCGAACTGGAGTTCACATTGACATCGTATCTCAGCTCAAGAAATCGGAGAAGGCTTATGAGGAAGGTGATCGAATCACTCTGCAAGATCTGCGTGGCTCCGGTGCTTTGGCTAGTGTACCTAATACAGTCATTGCCCTTGAGCGTGACCGCCAGAATACAGACCACAAGATTGCCAATACTACAATTGTTCGTGTTCTCAAGAATCGCCTGACAGGTCGGGCTGGTATTGCAGCAACACTGTTTTACGACCACACTACAGGTCGTTTGAAAGAGATCGGCTTTGCTATGGCAGAGGATGGATCTCTCGTCTTTGAACCAGAGGAGAACTAAATGAAGGTATGCGTCCTTGACATTGAAGGTAACGGACTCGGTGAGTTGATCCTTGACAGCAAGGGTAAGCCCTATACAGAGGCTACTAGAATTCTGTGTGCCGCTACTAAGGTCAATGACAAAGACCCGATCCTTTGGCTAGAACATCAGATGAAAGATCTGATCAAGTACCTTAGTGAGATGCCCGTGATTATCGGACACAATATCTGGGGCTACGATTTTCCCGTGATGCGTAGACTGCATGGGATGGCGCGACCGAAGTGCATTGTTGATACGCTCGTTATCAGCAAGTTAATGTATCCAGACATCAATAATCACCCGCTAGGTGATAATTCTCTGGAGTCTTGGGGCAAGTATCTTAAGTTTCCCAAGATGGATTACAAGGGCGGATGGAGCCAGTACTCAGATGAGATGGGTACTTACTGCTTGCAGGATGCCAGACTAGGCATGGCTATCTACGAAGCCCAGAAGCAATTCATCACGAAGAACAAGGAACTGGTTCGTTTTGAGAGCCGTGTGTCCGAAGTTCTAATGGAGCAAGTTGAACATGGATTTAATTATGACAGTGATGCAGGAGACAAGTTGTATCAAGAACTTATGCTTGAGAAGCTTGGTATCGAAGATGAAATGCGCGAGATCTTTCCTGATAAGATCATCATCCGTCATTCAGAAAAGACGGGCAAAAGACTAAAGGACAAGATTGAGACTTTCAATCCCGGTAGCCGACAGCAGATTGCATCCCGGCTAAATGAGAAGTATGGATGGGAGCCACCCCTGACTGAAAAGGGAAACCCAAAGGTAGACGAAGCAGTGCTTGCTACTCTTGACTATCCCGAAGCAAAGAAGCTGACTGAGTACTTCAATACAGTCAAGCTAATGGGTATGGTTGAAGACTGGAACACCCGTGTAACATCTAGCAGAGATCATCGTATCCACGGTGGTATCAATGCTCAGGGTGCTGCAACAGGTCGTTGCACACACAGCCAGCCTAACATTGCTCAGGTAAGTGGCGACCATCGTGCAAGAGAGTTGTGGGTCGCTGATGCTGGTGAGTCTTTGGTTGGTGCTGACTTGTCTGGTCTTGAGCTGCGTATGCTTGCTCACTTCATGGCTAAGTATGACAACGGTGAATATGCCAAGGTGCTGCTTACCGGAGACATTCATACACACAATCAACATGCTGCTGGTTTGTCCAGCCGATCACTTGCCAAGTCGTTCATCTACGCTTACCTTTATGGTGCTGGCGACAAAAAGATTGCTATGGTATGCGACTGCTCAGTTGATGCCGCCCGTAAGTTGCGTGATCGTTTCCAGAAGGAAATCCCCGCACTTGCCAAGGTACAGGATGCCGTTCGCTTTGAGACAATCAAGACAGGGAAGGTACGACTGCCCGATGGCAGGAGTGTTCCTGTCCGAAGCGAACACGCTGCCCTCAACACCCTCCTGCAAGGCTCAGGAGCCATCGTATCGAAGTACTGGATGGTTGAGGCTAGCAAGGCAGCGGCGCGGCTACGAGCCAAGCAGCTGGCTTATATCCATGATGAGTTGCAGTACAGCTGTCCCAAGTCTGTTGCCGATGAATTTGGCAAGGCTGTGATCGCTGCTGCAACGACTGCTGGTGAGCAGCTTAATCTTAATATTCGTATTGATGCCGAGTATCGTATCGGCAATAATTGGGCAGAAACCCACTAAGGAGTAATATGAGTTCACTTACTATGTATATTGCTGGTCCGATGCGAGGATACCCAAACCATAACTTTGATGCTTTTTATAAGGCAGAGAAGAAATGGACTAAGAATCCTATGATTGAAAAGATCTTCAACCCCGCCCGTATGGATGAAGATGAAGGCTTTGATCCGGCAACCGCCGAAGATTCTAAGGAACATCTACGGTCATGCATGAAGCGCGACCTGAATGCTATCCTAAACTGCAACGCTATGGTAATGCTGCATGGATGGGAGCATTCTGAGGGAGCGAGGGTTGAGCATGCACTAGCTACTTATCTAGGAATGCCAATCTTCTATGAGAGTTAATGCAAGAATTTGCTTCTACAACTTCAAGAAACTGCAAGGGTGGCGTTACTACTTCATTCGGTTACTATCTTGGAGCCGTCATACTCATGCTCATATTGAGTTCGATTTAGTAGAACCCTTTGCTTATATTGTTACTGACCATAATCGTATACGCGCCCTAAAGTTGGGGCTACTACAAGAGTTGGGAATATCAAAGTATTATGAATTTAATCTAGGTCCGCTTGAGATGGGATCAAAAGATATGCAATTTGCTTTTGCGTATCCAAAACCAAACTCAAAGACAATGATTTTATATCAAGTACTAGGACGCTTCTTTGGAATGAAGCGACCAACAAGTTGTGTCACATTTATCTGTGACTATCTAAAGTTCAAAGGTTGGGATATCCCAGACCTATTCAGTCCTCAAGAATTATGGGAGAGTCTCCATGTTAATCATAATGATCAGTGGTCAGGCCCGTGTGGGAAAAACCACACTAGCGAAATGGATAAGTGAGTATGCCTATAATGAAGGCTATACTCCTGTAATCCTTCCCTTTGCCAACGCACTCAAACAAGAAGCAGAAGCAAGAGGATATTCAAAGGATAAGAACCCAGAAGAGTATCGTGCTTTCTGCCAGACACTTGGCTCAGAGATGCGAAGCAAAGACCCAGACTATTGGGTAAAGCGGTTCAGAGAAAAGATCACCAGCCTGTATGAGCAGGAGAAAGCGGCTCTTGAAACAGAACCAGACACTTGGCATGAAAAGGTTATTATCGTTGATGACTGCCGCTACATGAATGAGGTCGCTGCTGCCCGTGACCTACGGGCATTGACAGTATTTATATCGGCTGGAAATCGTGAACTGCCCGAAGCAAAAGCTGAGTGGCGTAACCATGAATCTGAAGCTTTAGCTAATTCAATGGAAGCAAAGAACAAAGACTATACTGAAGTGTTTGATTATATTCTTTATAATAACGGAACTGAAAAACAATACAAGGCCAAGGCAACCCAGAAGTTTGAAGAGTGGTTTCACATTCTCTCTGAGGGACTACTAGGAAACCTTTGCACTTGTGAGCTGTGTCAGTCATCCCGAGAGGATAGAACCCCGGATGAAGACCAGATCATTCAAGATATTTTGAAACTACTAGACGAGGAAAAGAACAATGGAAAGACCTGATGTTGCTGTTCTGGATGGAGACATCCTATGCTACCGCGCTGCTTTCTGGGCAGATCAAGAGGGTGTCGAATATCTAGAAGAGCGGCTTTCCCATGATGTAAAAGCTTGGACTCCAATGGGAATGAAGAAGGTCTACATTGCCATGTCATGCAGCAGGAAGGATAACTACAGGCGTGACTTCTGGGAGCCATACAAGGCTCACCGGGATGTTCGTAAGCAGACACCTGACTGCATGGATTATGCTCTAGAGCTTATCCAAGAGCATGACATATTGACAGTGCCAAGGCTGGAGGCAGATGATGTTATGGGACTTATGGCTTCCTCTGGTAAGGGGATTGCCGTAACCATCGACAAGGATCTCCGGTCTGTACCGGGGTGGCACTGGAATCCAGACAAGGAACATACACCAGATATTGTGGATCAGTATACTGCTGATTACAATTTCCACAAGCAGTGGATCACCGGGGACACGACCGATAATATCCCCGGTATCTGGAAGTGGGGGCCAGCTAAGGCTGAGAAGTGGCTAAAGTATGTCCACCCCCGGAACTGGTCGGCTGCTGTATTGGCAGCCTATGACCAAGCTAAGACCGCAGATGGCGGTAAATATGATTATGATTACTGCTTGGCTATGGCTAGATCTGTCCGCATCCTACGGGATGGCGAGTACGACAAGGCTAACAAGCAGATAAAACTATATTGCCCAATAGTTGGGGCTACTGAAGAACAAACCCTAGGAGATACTAATGGATACTGAAGTTACTTGCTTTGATACAAACTCAGCTACCTTTGCTGATAACAATAATTACAATACTTCTACTTATAACCATAGACCAGAAGGGGTAACTATGGTTCTCCATAATGACTATTGTAAACCAGAGTATAAGACCAAGGGTGCTGCCGGGGCTGATCTTAAGTCTGTCCTTCATATTACTTTGGCTCCGGGGGCTGGTCATATGATTTCGACCGGAGTATCCCTTGCTATTCCAGAGGGATTCGTGGGTCTTGTATTCCCACGGTCTGGTCTGGCAACCAAGGGTGTTACCCTTAAGAACTCTGTTGGTGTTATCGACTCTGATTACCGTGGTGAAATCATGGTATCTTTGATAAACAACTCACATGAGACTGTCGAAATCAATAAGGGTGATCGCATTGCCCAGATCGTCTTCCTACCCGTTACCCAATTCCCTTTCATCTCTGTTGATAAACTTCCAGAGACTAAGAGGGGAACTGGTGGTTTTGGAAGTACAGGTTTATAAGAAACTAGCCGTTTAGGAAGGACAGATATGGATACATTTCAAAACTTTATCGCCATCTCTCGCTACAGTCGATGGATGGATTCTGAATCTCGCCGTGAGACTTGGGATGAAACCGTGGATCGTTGGTGGAATTACTTTACGATCAAGGTTCCAGCCCTAGCTTCACGACCAGATATTCGTGATGCTATTTTAAACCTAGAGGTTCTACCCTCTATGCGTGGGCTTATGACAGCAGGGCCAGCTTTGGACCGCGACCATACAGCCCTTTACAATTGCTCATATCTGGAGATTGACTCTCCAAAGTCATTCTCTAATTTAATGTACATTCTTATGTGTGGTACTGGTGTTGGCTATACTGTTGAGCGTAGATGCACAGACAAGATGCCAACTGTTCCAGTAATTCATAAGATGTTCGACAATGTAATGTTCGTAGAAGATAGCCGAGAGGGTTGGTGTGATTCACTTCACCAGCTTATCGACAATCTCTACAAGGGTGTCCACATCAAGTGGGATACCAGCAAGGTACGCAAGGCTGGAGAAAAGCTCAAGACTTTCGGAGGACGCGCAAGCGGTCCTGCCCCACTTGAGGAAGTATTCCGCTTTGTTGTTCAGACATTCTACAAGGCTCAGGGACGAAGACTCACTCCGCTTGAGTGTCACGACATTTGCTGCAAGATTGCTCAGTCAGTCATCGTTGGTGGCGTTCGCCGCTCAGCAATGATCTCTCTCAGTGATCTCGCGGATCGTGAGATGGCAACATGCAAGAGTGGTGCTTGGTGGGAATCATCAGGACACCGCGCCCTAGCCAATAATTCCGCTGTGTACAATGGTCGCCCTTCAATGGGACAATTCCTAGAGGAGTGGACTGATCTGTACAACTCTCACAGCGGAGAGCGCGGTATCTGCAACCGTGATGCGATGAGGGCTATTGCAGCCAAGGCTGGTCGTGATGTTGATGTATATTATGGGACCAACCCTTGCTCTGAGATTATCCTCAGACCTAATCAGTTCTGCAACCTATCGACCGTTGTAGTCCGCGCTTCAGATACACCTGAGACATTGGCTAAGAAGATTGAGATGGCTACAATCATCGGAACAATCCAGAGCATGTTCACTCACTTCCCTTATCTTTCCCGTGAGGATTCCTCATGGACAAAGAACTGCGAAGAAGAGAGACTGCTTGGTGTGTCTATGACAGGCATCTTTGACAACAAGTTAATGTCTGGCATTCTTGGTTACGGAAAGCTCAAGCATGTTCTTGAGAATCTCCGTGAGATCGCTATCAAGACAAACCTTGATTGGGCTAAGCAGTTGGGTGTCAACCCAAGCAAGTCAATCACTTGCATCAAGCCAGAGGGAACAACCTCTTGTTTGGCTAACTCAGCCAGTGGTCTTCACCCACGACATGCCGAGTACTATTATCGTAGAGTTCGTATCGACAAGAAAGATCCGTTGTACATGTTAATGCGTGATGCTTCTGTTCCAGTAGAAGACTGCGTGATGAACCCAGATTCAACAGCCGTTTTCACCTTTGCTCAGTCTGCTCCATCAGGTTCTCTTACCCAAGATGAACTACAGGCTATTGATCACCTTAATCTGTGGTTAGCCTATCAGGAGCATTACTGCCAGCACAAGCCAAGCATCACCGTCAATTATTCTGACAGTGAGTTCTTGCCTGTAGGACAGTGGGTATGGGAGAACTTTGACAAGATCTCCGGTATCTCCTTCCTGCCAAAGTCTGACCATGTATATGCTCAGGCTCCTTTTGAGGCAATCACCAAGGAAACATACGATGCATATGTGATGGTTCCTGTCGATTTCAATAACCTATCTTTTTATGAAAAGACAGACACAACCACATCCTCTCATACAATGGCATGTACTGCTGGTGCATGTGAGATCATAGATCTCAAAGGATAATGTATGGCTCTAACACAAACACAACTAGAAGAACAAAAAAAACAACTTTTAAGTCAGATTGATGTACTAAATAAAAGTACATTAGACTATTCTAAAATGGGTATGAGTTCTTACTTAGCTGCTACAGGTGAAAAACAAATGGCGGCTAAAAAAGAAGTGCCTCGTTATACAGATAAGTATAATGAAATTTACAATCAAATTAAAAACATGGAGTTTACTATTGCAGGAGATGCTGCTACAGCAGCAACTGGTGATAAAGCTTTTTATGTTTATAATCCAGAAATAGAAGCTGAAAAAGCAGCAACATCTTTTATCGAAGGTATAAAAAAAACTAATGCTGCTTATGATGCACAGCAAGTTAGATTTAAAACATGGTTAAAAACAGAAGAAACTGGTATAAAAGAGCAAGCTAAAAAACTAGCACTTCAAACTTATTTAGACTCTTTTTTAGAACAAAACAGAGATTTAAATCAAGGTATAGTAAGAATAGACGCAACTACAATGTATCATGGAAGTCCTGATTACACTAAATGGTTTGCTTCTAGAGATAGAAATACAGAGTGGGTATGGAAAAAAGATATATATGGTAGGGATTATAGAGAATTTCAATACACCTACAAACTATCGCCAGAAGAAGCAAAAAAACAGAAGGATGTTGCAATTGCAGTAGAGACTGCTCGTTATAAGGCAGACACATCTTTACAACTAGAAGCACAAAAAAAGCTACTAAAAAAATTACAAGGTGACTTAAAAACTGTTGACGCTTCTTTAGTTAAACTTAACAAGAAAATATAATATGTCACTAAACGCAGAACAAGCAAAATTAAGACTTACTCTTCCTACTCAGCAGAATCCCGCAGAGATTAAAATTCTTTTTCGGGATATCTATGAAAAACTAGAAGAAGCTCTTAAACAAATTGAACTATTAAACAATGAAATTAGAAAAATTTCCGAGAATCGACCCAGAACTGGTAAAGATTCTGGAAGAAATCTACACACCTCTTGAGTATGACCCTTCTGTTTCAAGTGAGCAGTTTGCAAAAAAAGCTGCTTACAGAGCGGGGCAGATAGAGGTCGTTAATAAACTCAAAGCTGTTATAAAACAACAGCAAGGAGGAAAGTAATATGGGTGGATCACCTAAAATTAGTGGTGGAATGACTTTTGCTGAACAACAAAAGCTTCTACAAGAAGAAAGAGAATTCCAAAAAGCTCAAGAAGAAGAGCGGCGAAGAGCTGCTGAAGATGCTGAAACAAGACGAGTTGCCAGAGAACAGAGCGAACGCGAAATACTCAAGGCAGAAGAACAGCGCGCTATTCAAGAATCTTCACAGGCAGAACAAGAAGCAACTCTAGAAGCACAAGCTCAGGCTGAACAAACTCAAACACAAGGTATTCAAGGTGCTAATGTTCGTGCTTTAGATTTTTATTCTTCATTATATAACGGAATGAATAACAAGTAAGGAGGCGTTATGGTTAAGAATCTTGCTGATCGCTTCCGAATGTTGGATGCAATGCGAACATCCAAACTATATAGAGCTAGACTTTGCTCAGCTCTAACAATTCCTAGTCTTCTTCCACCAGAAGGTTGGACTGAAGAAATGGAATTACCACAACCAACATCATCTGTTGGTGCTAGAGGTGTAACCTCACTAGCAAGCCGAATGCTTTCGGCAATGATGCCTTTAAACGACACTCCATTCTTTAAGTTTAGTCTGCGCTCTGGTGTAGAACCAACCGCAGAAATTGGTCAGTACTTAGAAACCATGAGTTATCAGGTTTATCGCAAACTAATTAGCACTAACTTAAGAGAAACTATTTATCAAGCAATTCAGAATCTAATTGTAGTCGGTGATTGCTTGGTACATGAGATGGATGATTTTAAGTTTAGAGTTACGCGACTAGATCACTTTGCTGTGCAACGCACAGTAAGTGGTGATGTAAATGAAATTATTCATATTGAGTACGATCTTATAGATCCAGAAGTAATTAGTGAGCACTATTCACTTCCTGAGTCTGCTAAGAGAGGATACAAAACAACATACTGCCAATATCTAAAGGAGGACGGTGTATGGAAATACACAAAAGAAGACAGCGATGGCAATCTACTAGCCAGCGGTGTATACGAAATTTGTCCTGTAACGGTCCTACGGTGGTATGGCATACCCGGAGAAAACTACGGGAGATCGCACTGCGAAGATACCCTAGGAGATCTATCAAGTCTGGACGGATATACCCGCGCACTCCTTGATGGAATGGCAGCATCTTCAGCATTCTGGTTGGGTATTGATCCATCCGGTATTACTGAAGTAGATGATGTTGCTGAAGCTACGAATGGTTCATGGATTCCTGCCAGACAGCAGGATATCTTTACCATCTCTCCTTCTCAGACAATGAATCCACAGGTAGGAACAGCACAGTCAGCCGTTGAGTTGATGCGAAGAGAGATTGGTCAGGCATTCCTGATGTCATCTTCAGCCATTCCTAGTGGCGACCGTGTTACAGCAACCGCTGTTCGCATGATTGGTTCAGAATTAGAAACTGTTTTGGGTGGAGCATTCTCTGCTATTGCTAGAGACTTGATGGAACCCATTGTAAAGCGTACTGTTTTCTTAATGATTGAAGCTGAAGAGTTAGATCAGCGAATGTATGATCAGTTCTTTGACTCTGATGGTACATTAACTGTCGAAGTTATTACAGGATTACAAGCTCTTAGTCGTGATACCGATCTTCAAAAGTTAATGCAAATGGGTGAAATGGTTCGTAATCTTCCTGAACAAGCTGCCGCTTCTTTTAAATGGGAAGAATATGCAAGAGCATTAATTACTTCTCTTGGCTTTGATGCCCGTAATTGGGTACGATCAGCTGAAGATATTCAGAGAGAGCAAACACAACAGCAGCAAATGATGATGCAACAGCAAGCAATGCAAGCTGGTGGTCAGGCTGTAGCTGGTGCTCTTGGTAATCTTGCAGTGAATGCAGGACAGCAAGATCTTGCTCAGAATGGTGGGCAGGGAATTCTAAATGTTCTCCAGAATTCTGGAGCAGATATGTCCGCATTTACAGGAGGTCAGTAATGGCTAAGAAAGTAAACAAGGCTAGCATGCCTTGCAACAAACCACGCAAGTCTCCAAATCCAAATAAAAAGAAAGTTGTCAAGGCTTGTGCCAATGGACAGGAAAAGATCATTCATTACGGAGCAACAGGCTATGGTCACAACTATAGTGCTGCTGCCCGTAAGTCTTTCCGTGCAAGACACAAGTGCAGCTCTGCCAAGAACAAGTTGACTGCTCAGTATTGGGCTTGCAAGGATCTCTGGGCTGGTCCCGGTGGTTCTAAGAAGTCATGTCCCAAGGGCAGAAAGTGTAAGAAGTAATATGCCAAAAGATGCATGCTATAAAAAAGTAATGTCACGCTATAAAAAGCATTCTGCTTACGCTTCAGGTGCTATGGTACAGTGCCGTAAAGTCGGTGCAGATAGTTGGGGAACAAAAACGGAGGAAACTATGCTTGACGAAGAAATGACAACTGCACAAAAGAAAAAAGAAGCAAGACTTAA